ATTTTATACTACTATGGTATCGGATTCTGACATATTTTGTACTGCCGTGGGCATAAATATGCACACAACCAGTAATCAGTTTGTTATGGGTTTTAAAGAATTCTCTGAGCATATCATGGAAGGAGATTATTCCGGATATGATGTAGCCAATCCCTTGGATATAGCACGAGCTTCTGCGACCATAGTTCACAGAGTTCTGGCACATTTTGGTTATAATGATGAATCATTAAATATTGTACGTGGTTTGTTAACAGATTGTATTTATCCCTTTGTGGATATGAACAAAGATCTGTTTGTGAAGCCAGGAATGCAGCCTTCTGGTAGGTTTGCAACAGCGGAGGATAATTCGCTTCGCGGTGTTATCATGTTTATGTATGCATGGTATGTACATCCTGTGCTGGGGCAACATGACTTTTTTGAGAATGTCAAGATAGTTGTATATGGTGATGATGTATTGGCCGCTATTAAGCCCCAATTCCGTGATCTTTTTAATAACAACACATATCAAATAGCTTGTAGAGAATTGTACAACATGAAATATACAACCGCGACAAAAGGTATGGAAATGGATGCATTTGTAACCATTGACACGATGACCTTTTTGAAGCGATCGTTTTTCTATAATGAAGACCGTGAATTATGGGAAGGAAGATTGTCTTTAAATTCTATGTATAAAGCATTGGAATGGACTATGCCATCATCTTTCGTTACAGTTGAAGATCAAACAGCACAAACATGTGTATCAATGCTGTGGGAGTTTTTTTTCCATGTGCGTGATGCTACTCATTTTGATGGAATCAGGAATGATATGATCAAGATGTTAGAGTTGGCTTTTGATAATGGTCACGTGTACAATGAGGTTTTGCCATTGTATCACGAAATAGAATCTCGGATTTATCCGGGACTAGCGGAACCTGACATGGTTTATGGGGATGTTTTCACAGAGAGCGCAGTGGAACATTCATCATTGTCAGATAGGGATTGCTATAAAGCAAATTTGGTTCACATTTCGCCCAATGAAAAGAAAAGTGATATGCTCAAAATCTCCATGCATTATGCCATGTGTGAAGATAACTTTGATCGGCATGCTGACGAAGAAATAAAAGTGCAGAATTTGAGTGATCTGTACTATAAATATAAACAAGAGCTCATGGATGTAGATGATGAATTGCAGCGACATATAGATGAATTCGGAGGTTCTAACGTAAGTCTCTACCAATATAAACATTATCCATATCTTAGGAAAATAAAGAAAGATAAAGTAATTGGATCTAGAAAGAATATTCTTCTTCGGAAGAACGATCTTGAGGAAACAATTTTACTTTTGGATCGTATAATGCAGAAAAGAAATATGCAGTTATTCATGCAAGCACAAGATGAGGTTGAAATGAAGGAGGGGATACCCCAAGGGGGAGTCTCTGTTATTCATGAAAATGTCACGGACTTGGGGGGACTACCAGATGATGTTACATCAGGTGGTGATACTGCATATATGCGACAAGGCCAAAATGAGTTACTCGACATAGATGAGTTTTTCCAGCGTCCAATAGAAATAGCGTATGCTTCATGGGACGTGGGTAATTCTCTACAGACGAGTTATCCTATTTGGGACCTGTACACTCTTAATAGCACAGTTCGAGCAAAACTTAGGAACTATGCTTTCTTAAGTGGTGATTTATGCGTTCGTATAGTAATAACGGGTACACCATTTCATTACTCTAGATTGTTAGTATCCTATCAGCCTTATCCCTTGCGAAATGCAAATTTAGACGAACATGAGGTAAATGATGGGGTTTATGCCGCTGCATATGATGATATATTTTTGAACTATCTCTCACAATCACCAGGTTGTAAAACAATGGATGTCAAAAATAATAGACCGTTAGAAATGACGTGTCCTTTCATATCTACCAAGAATATGCATAGGCTTTTTAACAATGCGAGCACTGCAATTGGAGCAACAACTTCCTATTCTGATTTAGAGGAAGCTGGATCTCTGTATATTCATTCAATGATGCCTTTGGCCACAGTCTCTGCAGATGCTACTCCAGTGTCAGTGCAAATATATGCATGGATGGAGAACGTACACCTTGGAACGACGACCGCAACCATAGCTGCCATTACCACTGAGGCAAAGACAGAAGATGATGAATTTGAAACTGGTCCTATTGAGAAGTTAGCTTCAGCAATGAATCTAATATCACGCAATTTGGAGAACATACCAGTGATATCAAATTATGCAAAAGCGAGCACAATTATGAGTGGAGGCTTGGCCCGATTAGCTGCCCTATATGGGTGGTCTAAACCAGTAACCACCGAGAATAGTCATTGTGTTAAGAATAGGCCATATACGAACGGAGCACAAACAATAGGAAACGAG